CAAAAGTCTGGATGCCGATCACCAAGATCGGTAAAGCGTTTGGGAATGCAAGCAGCGAAAATCCCACATATTTAGGACAGAACCCCACTTTGTAGGGGGAGATCCTTTCAATATTAAAATAGAAAGTAATGATAACAAAGGTAAATATAATAAACAAAGTAATTGATAAATCAACTAAATTGCCGTTCTATTTACGTGATCGCAATCTTTTCTTAAAAACAAGATTTACAACCGATGTTACCATTGTCCCTATTGTTAATACTGAGGGCGTTCCCATTGGAAAGGAACGTCCTGAACCTATTACGTCCAAAGGCTTTCGTTTGCCTCGCACGGGTCGGAAAGTAGATCTAAGATCACTTTACCGTAAACCGCGACGGAGAACAAAGGGAGCTAATGGACGGACAGTATGCCAGAAACGTCTTCAAGACTTATACCCGAAGGACCATGAGGTCCCGGGCACAATTAAAGAAGTATCAAAATTATTTATAAACATTCTCGAATCTCTACTAAAGCAGAATAGTGTATACACTATATCTACGATAACAGACATGGTAGATCAAGTCGTGGATTTCCACAACTGTACGATCGTTAACCATGGTGTTATAGACGGAACAAAAAGGTTTAATGCTATACGTCTGTATATCATTAGGCTCGTGGAAGGGGAAACCCCTGAACCACTACCTTTCGTCGCGACCTCAAAGAAATTGAGGTTTCCTAAGTGTCTTTGGACACTTCAGGAATTAGCCTATAACGTGATTACGAAGAAATGTCCGGTGTCGGATCGTATCTTAAGATCTTTACTATATCTTAACAGACTAGTAAGAGATAATAAGAAGATCGACATCGTGGATTTAGCCAGGACCTTCAATATTGACCCCCAAAAAGTGACAGAGTTCGAAAACTATGTACACTCATGGGCAATCAAAAACGAGTATAATAATAATCCGGATTTGATAACCCGGCCTACCATTAAACTCGTCGCGAAGGGACCCAACAACGTGAAGAAACACGTATCTGCACACAAAGAAGCAATTGCTCTAGTGGCATCTACATTGTTCGAACCGTTTCGAAAGCTAGCCGACGCAAGCGGTAATCAACGACTTATAAAATATATCGAAGACTACGCCGCGTACCCGCTACCTCCGAAATCCACCTCCGAGAACAATCGTTCTAGGAGACGAAAATCGGAAAATAGGAAAGTGCGGTTGAGGGTTATCACCTCAGTACCTGATAAGGGAAATAAATCCCGTGTAGTAGCCATTTCTGACTACTGGACCCAGGTTTTACTTAAACCGCTGATGCTAGACGTTCAATCTCTAATCCATAAATATTTTGATAATGTTAACTCCAACCTAAACCACGCAGCAGGGTTTAACAAGCTGAAGGGAAACATCCGACCTGGTACGAAATCTTATGATGTCGTATCTTGGACTGATGGCTTCCCTGCGTTGTATCAATATATAGTTCTTAAAACACTATATGGCGACACATTCGCAGATGCTTGGTATGACCTGGTGGTGATGTGTGAGTGGGAGGTAGCGGGCATAAAGACAGGTCCCGTCCGATATGGACGGGGTCAAGGAATGGGTACCAATGGTTCTTTCGACATTGCAACACTTACAGATCTCATCCTTTTGGAAATGCTATATGAATTATACTATGGCATTTCTACTTCGGAAACTCGTAACTTTGTCTATGAGGATAAAATCCTCTTCAACAAAGTGGGAGATGATCTATGGTGTTACGATCCCGATAATATAATATTTGATTATTATACTAAAGTGATCGGTCTTGAAATTAATTTAAATAAGACGAAAAGTGCTAACTCACATAGTAACTATGTGGGCGAGTACGTCTCGAGGAATTTAAATTACGGACAAGACGTGTCTAGAATCTCTGCTAATATTTGTCGGGCAGCATACGAAAACCCTTTCGGGTTATTCGAAGTTGCTAAACATTTATTAGAGAGAGGTGTTGAAACATTGATACCTATGGACTACATTAAGACAAATAGAAGAGATTACCCTGATATTATCAAGGCGCTCTTTCTATACTCTGAAATGTATCCAAGCCCTGCTAGTATGTTAATAAATAAGTCCTTGAAAGCAAGCTTTCGAGACTTATTTAACTGCGACCCCCTACTTATAATGTTTAAAGCGGACCTAAGTCTGCTCGAAAATTGTAAGAGGGGCGCAATCATACATAGCATCTTCTCTACTCTGGGGTCCATTATAGACAAATGGGAGCTATTGAATTCTGATTTCCATCAGAACATAGACCAGTATGAATATAATGGGTCCGATCCTTTAAGCGAGCAGTCAATTAAAGATAGGACTTTTAAGTATAATGATGAAGAGTTCGAAGAACTCAACTTATATACTTCTAAGTACCTATTTGTATTGGCTAACACCGCTATAAAGAAGGTGAAACATATCGCTGCTAATAACTACACTTCCGTGATAGGGGATATCTACAACACGGTACTACATCACATAATCTCCCGAGGAGATTATGCGTATGTACCTCATGTACTTAGACAATCCTATTTCTGGAATGGGCCTTCCCCAACGAGGCCAAGCTTTAAAGAGTGGGAGTCTGTTTTAGACTCTCTCTCTAGGCTTGACGCCGAAGTAAATTTCACGGGGCTAGGAGTGGTTAACACGGAAGATGTGTTGATAAATCAGAACATATCTAGGATATATACCTATATCAAGAATCTCAAGTGCATCCAGCCTTCTCTTGCTCCTTACGGAGAGGAGGCAGATCCGGGGTTCTATGTGGTTATAACACCACACAGATATGCTTCATACGAAAAATATAGAGATATCTTTACGTCTCTTCAATGTCTTGAAGTACCTAGTAAGGACCCAACAGTATTTAACTATAAAGATTTTAACGGGCTCCAATGGTAAATTATTCATAAATAGTCTTTACATATTTTTATTTTTCACTATTTAATCCTAACTTTCAAAGGTAGCCCTTCCGGACCTGTGAAATTTATAGCCCTGCTATGCCTTTAAAGCTGTTCTCAGCTAGAGGTAGGATAAGGTTTCAAACAATTATACTATTTCAATAAAAGTCTTTGACCCTCCGACAGCTTTTCTCCGTTCATACGAAGGAGCCTAGCGCGGTAAACTAATAAATCTTCAGAAACTTTTACATTTCTTCGATCTACCTTACCATCGAGCGTAAACTATATACCTCCAAATACTTAATAAAATTAAATACAAAGAGTTCCGAGACCTTTAGGTTTCGGGCCACACAATTGTG